TTGCAGTGAATCTCTGGAAAATCAACGAGGGCCGACGGCCCTACTAATGGCCTTCTTCTGTTCTTCGTATTCGTCCATCAGTCCAGAGATGGGCTTGATATTTGGAAATAAATCCTGGTGTTCTTTGAAAAATTTCAGTTGAACATAAAGTTCTATGAACTCGTCGGCATATGTACTTTGCCCTGACGAACACATGATGCGAGTAACTGTCTCCCATATCTCGTCTTTCTGGGGTTCTTTCGCTTTCTTTAGGGCAATGTAAGCATAAATTCCAGACACGCATAAAGACAGTACACTTGGGACGAGAACGACAATTGTACTCAAAATATCCACAAATTCACCCCCTTTCTCCTGCCAGTATACCACTGCCAGAAAGGGAGGACAACAGGAGGTGTTTTATTGAGTGAGCGAAAAAAGCCAAGCTGTGATAGCAGGCCAATAGTAAATGACAAGCCCACCGACGACCGTAGCAACAAGACCAGAAACAAGTCCAAGGAAGAATCCCTTTCGTTCCGCTACTTTTTCTCGATGTTCTGCGGCGGCTTGATAGGCAGCCTGCTCGGCACGATACTGGTCAAATTCCTGACGGAGTTTTTGTAATTCACTTAAGTGTTTCCCAGCAGAGGACTCTTCCAAAGAGATAGTTTCTGTTTCTAATTCAGTTTCAAGTATATTTTTTAGTCGGTTCAACTCTTCTAAATTTTTATCGTTCATAAGATGTTCCTCCCTATGGGACATTTTACCAAGATCGAAAGGTGGTGACAACATGATTGATCTAAAGAAACTCTCTGATGTTCAGAGCGTGGTAGACAGTCTTTCTGGACTGCCAAAGGAAGCCCTGTTTTATATTGCGGGGTATGCAGAGGGATGGAGGGACAAGCCCAAAAAGAAAAGAAGAAAAAGCAACGGAGAAAAACGACCCCGCCCTTAATCGGGCGGGGATCTGGAGAGTGATCTTATGTCTATTGGGACGAATCTTCGGAAAATTCGAATTTCAAGAGGATTTACACAAATAGAAGTCGCGCGGCAGATACAAGTATCTAATCAAGCTGTTTACTTCTGGGAATCTGAGAAGCGAATTCCTGGAGTTCTCCATCTCAATGCGTTGGCGCGATTATTTGAATGTGATATCTCTGATTTTTTACAAGAGAAAGAAGGTAATAGAATATGACGAATTATAAAGTCAAAGTTTTGACCATCGAAGAAGCAACCGAAATTTTAAGAGCGGCTGGATTGAGTATATCACCCGACACTCTTAGACGCGGCATCAAACAAGGAGTATACCTTTTTGGGACATGTATTGAGGGCGCAAAACAGCCTATTTTCCACGTTTATGAAAAGTTGATGGAAGAGTGGATGAAGAAAAGAGGTGAAATTGATGAACCCAGTACAAGAGATCAAGCAACGCCATGATATGGACATCCTGCTGCGGGCCATTACCCCGGCGGCCAGAAAGCGCCAGGAGGCCCGGCGCAGAAGGGAGATGGGGAAGAGCCGGATCAACGCCGCCTTGGCCCGCCGGGGCATTCCCTTCCGCGTGGTATGAGGGGCGCGGTGTATCGTCTCTGCCGCCGGTGTAAGCAGCGGTGGAACGTGTCCGCCCTGGAACCTGGAGAGAAGGTATATCTCTGCCCCAGGTGCGAAAGGGGGTGGGAATATGGTGAAGATCAACGGGGTCAAGGTGCAGACCGAAGGAAGGAAGCCGTGGGCCGACGCGCCCTCTGAACCCATTCCCGGCCAACGCCGAAAACGCAATGGAATCTACCCTGGATGGGATTCCCCGGAGAAAATCCAGCAGTGCTTGCACTGTACCAATCCAGATTGCAGCGGGCGTTGTCCGAGTAAGCCAAAGAAGAAGGTAGGTCGTCCCCGCATCCCCATGCCGGAGGACTTCCCAGAGAAGGAGAAGCTTCTTCGATACCATGAGCTGATCGACCATTACGGCGTGAATACCACGGTTATCACCCGATGGAAAAAAGAACTCCGTGGAAAAGGCGAAAAATAAACTCTGCCGGTTTGCAGCACCGGCAGAGTTCAGAAAGGAGAATACTTGAAAAAATAAGCTATGTTTCTTCCGCTTAACTTTATTGTAACAAAAATTGGAGGTTTGTCAAGATGGAGGAACGAATCAACTTTTTCCCCAAAAAGGTGGTCATAGAGGTTTCTGCCAGGACATGCCGGAACTTTATCATGGACACATGCCTGGACGACTTCATGGATTACATGTTCTTATATAACAGTTTCACCATGTCCGCCTATCTGGATGAGAAGATGGACCTATTTCAGGAATACCTGGACTGCGGCGAAAAGGGGGAATGACTTATCGGGATTCCAGTAGGATTTTCCACAATTCCTGGATACGAAGGGCTTTATGCTGTATCAGAAAAAGGGGAAATATGGAGTGCGAGGAAAGATCGTTTGCTCACCCCGATCAAAGCAAACAATGGATATGCTCATATACAGTTATTTAGAGGCGGTCAAGGGAAAATTCATTTGGTTCATCGCATTGTTGCAACAGTATTCATCCCGAACCCAGATAGAAAACCGCAAGTAAATCATATTGATGAAGACAAGATGAACAACAATGTGTCCAATTTGGAGTGGGTTACTGCGAAAGAAAATATGAATCACGGAACGAGACTTTCTCGTCACCTGAAAAATGCAAACTTTAGGTCAGAGAAAAGACTTTCTGCCGCGAGAAGAAATGGTGCTTTGTCCAGTAAACCTATTTCCCAAATTGACGGTACAAAGATCATTGCAACGTATCCAAGTGCAAAAGCGGCTGCGAGGGCAACAAAATTATCGCATTCCCACATCTGTGAGTGTGCAAATCACCAAAAATGCAAACATGTCGGTGGGTTTGCATGGGTATGGGTTGAAGAAGCAAGGAGGAATGACTTATTGGGCTCCCAATTTTGATCTATGGCAAGAGCGGGTCTGGGAAGTCCCGTTCCCTGAAAAACTTTGCCCCAGATGAAATCTTTCTGATTAACGTGGTGGGCAAACGCTTGCCTTTCCCCGGGACCTTCCGATACCAGATGAAGACAGACAGCTACCAGACCATTACCACTGGCCTGCAAAAGATGCCCACCAAAACCGCTGTCATTGATGACGCTGGGTACCTTTTGACGAACACTTTCATGAAAGGTCATTCCGCACCCAAGGCGGGAAGTTCTACGTTCGACCTCTACAACGATATCGCGGACAATTTCTGGCGGCTGCTGATGTTCATTCAGGCACAGCTTCCAGAGGATGTCATCGTCTATATCCTCATGCACGAAACTACATCCGATTTTGGAGAAACCAAGCTGCGGACCATTGGAAAGCTGCTGGACGAGAAGGTTTGCATTGAGGGGATGGTCACAATCTGTCTGCGCTGCATGGTGGAAGGGGACCGCCATTTCTTCCGCACTCAGTCCAGCGGGGCGGATATTTCCAAATCGCCGGAAGGGCTATTCGACCTGGAAATTGAGAACGATTTAAAGTTTGTCGATCAGCGGATTAGAGAGTATTGGGGGCTGTCAACTGTCCCCGCAGACGGAAAGAGAGGCTCAAGTGAACCTGAAGCTATATGAAATCGATGCCGCGATTGATGCGGCGATTGAGGCCGGGACGGACCCAGAGACAGGTGAGATTACAAATCTGGAAGAGCTTACCGCCTTGCAGATGCAGCGAGAAGAGAAATTGGAAAATATTGCGCTTTACATTAAGAATCTTTCTGCCATTGCCACTGCGTTGAAAAACGAGATCGACGTATTAAACGAGCGTAGGAAGCGGACAGAGAAAAAGGTTGATCGGCTAAGAGATATGTTGTCCTATGCGCTGGCCGGGCAAAAATTCCAAACACCGCGCTGTGCGGTATCTTTCCGACACACCAAGGCAGTAAACGTTGCAGACGAAGAAGCGTTTTTTTCCTGGGTAGCGGACGCTGGCCTTGAGGACCAGTTTCTCCGGTATAAGTCCCCAGAAGTCAATCGGACAGAATTGTCTAAGTGGCTGAAAGATGGGAACGAAGCCCCAGGAGTTTCCTTGGAAGAACGAGAAAGCATGTCGATTAAGTGAAGGAGGAACAAAAACCATGATTCAAAAACCGAAAAATTGGGATTCCGTGCAGGAGTTCTCTGACCGTCCCAAACTCCCCCTGGACGCCTATGTCTGCCGGGTCAAGCAGGTATCCTTTGCGGATACCAATTATGGCCCCCAGCTGCTGGTCCTCTTCGACATTGAGGAGGGAGAGCAGAGAGGGTTCTTCTCCAAAGAATTTAAGGCCAACACCATACAGGATAAAAAGTGGAAGGGAGTTCTGCGTCATTTCTTGCCCAAAGACGATGGGACTGACAACGACGAACGGACAAAGAGCTCCTTCAAAGGCTTGACCACTGCCTTTGAGCACTCCAACCCCGGGTACACCTGGAACTGGGAGGAAACTTCCCTGGTGGGGAAGCTGGTGGGCATCCTCTTCCGGAATGAGGAATGGTCCTATAACGGGAAAACCGGCTGGACGGTGCGTCCTTTCCGCGCCATGAGCGCAGATCGGGTCCGCAGCGGGGAATACACCTTGCCCCCGGACAAGCCCTTGAAAAAGGCCGCAGCGCCCTCTAACGGCTTCGCCGCCATTCCTGATAATGGACCCTTACCCTGGGACAATGACAGTGGGGACGGACCGCTGCCGTTTTGAGAAAGGAGCATAAAATGGAAAAATTGCTGTTGACCCGGAAAGAGGCCGCTCAGACCCTTAATATCAGTGTGGACACATTGGACAGGTTGAGAGCAGCCAAGTTCATTCAAGGAATCAATATTGGCGCCCGGGTTTATTTTCCCCCGGACGAATTGAAAGCCTTCTTATCCAAACGCGGGGGTTCGATCTATACCTCTGGGATTCGCTTATGATTTCAACAGGGAAGAAGGCAAAAGATGATTACACTTTCTTTCACGGAAGAGGACAGGACGTTGCTTCTCAACCTCTCCAGCATCCAGCGAGATCGGGGGGTTTTCGCCCTTCTCGCTGGGGGAGAGGCAGCAGG